GAACTACCACTTGATCTAGAAGGCATAGCACCTAGTCCAAAGACACCGTTACAACCATTTCCTTCGCAATATGTAAATACAGTGCCTTCATAATCAATATTTCCACAAGTTTCTTCTTGTTGAGATCCTGTATTTCCGCCAGTACAGTTACTCTGACCAGCCCAAACAGGATATTCACATTCACCAAAATTATTGATAAAATCCTGCTTCACATAAGAAGAAGAATCTGGACTAATAGCGTCCAAATCTGGAATCAAACATTCAAACGCTGCCAAGAATTCGCAACCTGTTAAACAACCACCATGAACTGTTCTTGTACAACTAAATCCAAAGAAGTTGGAAGAACCATCAGGAATACTAGTACTGCTTAATTTCTTCCTAGTTGCTGATTGTAAACACAATTCTTGATATGTATTATAATACCAAGGAACAACACAAATAGTACTTTTGTGTGTGTAAAAATTTCTACCAATTGGTCCAAATTCGTTACCAGTAGAAGATCTTACTCTAGTTCTATTACCATCATGGAAGTGGGCATGAGGCATGAAAGAATTTTCTAATACTTCTGTAGTATCAGTATAATTGCCAAATGATCGTACAAATTTTGGTTCTCCCGTCACAGGAATTTGCTGAGATGGTAAGAAAAAATCTCCTTGATACAAAATCTCATACTGTGTTCCAATATTACTCTCTACACTCAATCCAACACCAGATTTTGTAATCTCATTGTCATTATCATCTAAGATACGTAGATCCACATCATCTCCTAAGTTAGCTCCACTAGATGCTCTTAACTTTTTAGATCCATAATCAGGTAACTGAAACTGATTATTTAAAAGTGTGATATTTGGTTTTTTATATCGTGATTCAGCACCAACACCAAGAATTTCTGCTAAAGCAGGAAAAATTTCAGCAGCATAAATTGCCCCATCACATCTCAAATATCCCGCTGGTAGAATATCTTTAATATTTGAGTCATCTGGATCAGTAGTTGTCAATTGTTTCGACCAGTGAATAATTGATCCAGTTAAAGTACCGATCTTCGCTTTTTCTCTGTTATAAAATACTGCCATTTAGTATACCCTTATTACAACCAGAGTAGTGAGAGAAGGTGTGTTGGGGTTGATCTGGACGCTTAACGCTTTATCAACACTAACAGGAGCAATAGTTCCTGTTGTCATATTATTTATGAGTAATGTACCAGGAATTCTCATTTGTCCCCTCTCCATAGAAACATCAACAGTAAAGTGATTGTGAGAAGTTAAGGATACTGAATTCCAAGCATCATTATTATGGTTCAGAGTAACACCATATGTAGATTGTGATCTAGAAGCAGATACTTGTCCACTAGCATAAAAGTTGTTTTTACCACTATATCTTCCTTGTGGTGGAAACTTACCAGTTAATGCGGGATCTTGGACAGTGACAAGACAAGAATAATCATCCTCAAATTCTTCTTGATAACCGTAGTTAGGAATTGTTCTAGATTGATTGATTCTAGTTGCTGGTAACTCTGTAGAGGCAGTAGGAATATCTCTAAATTGATTCAAAGATAGCAAACTTTGGTTTGCTGGATCTAACCATGTAACCTGAGTAATACCAGGATCAAATCTATCAGCAAGATCTTCATTTCCATAACCCTCAGAAGATCCAGTAGTCCATCTTCCTCCATCAACGTCAGCAGGTTCAAATGCTCCAGGTCCAAAAGGAGCAACAAATCTACCAGAAGGATTAGCAGATGTATATTGCCTATTCTCTGGTTGTGGGTGAGAGTGTCCAGCAGTATGATCAACACCCAGTTTTCTGGGAATAGTTCTAAATGTAGAGAAGAACGCTGGGTCTTCTAATGCGATTCCAGTAATCTTACCAGATAAATTTGAATCTGATTCAACAGAGAAATTTACATCAATGTAAGAAGTAACTAAGTTCAATGGAGCAGCATCAGCACCATTTTCTGTGATATATTCACCAACAACAACGAGATCTTCGGGTGATAAACGCGCTGCTTCCAAATCAACTAAAGCGCAGTTGTTTAGATTAGGTAAAGTAAATTGATCATTCTCATCATAATTAGGATATTCATTTTGAATACCAACTAGAGGTCCACCTACTTCCTGAAATGGACCATACATGTTTCCAAGTAACTGTGCTAATAAGGGATAATCCCTTGCTAGTAATGTTTGTCCTCTACAAACTAAAAATCCATGTGGAACTGCATCCTCTAGCAAAGCAGAACTGCTAGATGAACCTGACCAGGGCATGATTGTTCCAATTGGAACTGCCCTGGTTGCTTTGATTCTGTTGTAACTTGCCATTTATCAGACCTCCATTAACCACCAACCTTGTACGGCAGTAGGAATACCAACCTGACCGTTATTATCTGTTCCTCCTAGGTAAACTAAAGTAAACGCGGCATTTGGAGTTTGAACTACAAGTTCACCCGATGGATATGGCGTTAATCTATCACCTAGTAGAGTTCCAGTTGCGTCTCCCTGAATCTTAGTTCCAGAGGATTCTGCGGTTCTAAGTACAAGCGAAGTGTTGTAACTTAGTTGTCCACCAACATCTACAACTCTTACAGTGTCTCCAGTTTGTGGAGAGGTTGGTAATGTAAGAATTAAAGTAGAAGATGCTGTAGTATTTACCAAGTAAGCGATATTGGGTGATAGAGTCAAATCTTCTTCTGGAGAAGCAGATGAGAGATATCTCGTATGTCTACCACCGCTGCTAGAGTAGAAGTTAGTATAACCGAACGAATCGATTGAACTATCCTTCTTGACTACAAACTCTTCAGAACCATTNGGTCCAAGATTTTNAANAGAAAGTTGCTTAGTCGCAGCGTTTGGTACNGCTGCTGCTTCACCAATAACAGTAAAGGTTGNTTGTGCTGATACATTACCATCATTATCAACCTTGAATGTAGGAATATTAACATCAGGGTTTGTGATAACATTTTCAGGATCCTTACCACTAAAGAGGAAGAAGTCACCACGAGCAACAACACCAGCATCCCAAACAAGTAGACCTTGGTGATCAGCGTGACCGTCATCATTAACAAATCCAAAGAGTCTAGTCTGATTTACAGAGTCATAGATCTCAAAGCTTCCACCAATCATGTTAAGATCGTTAGCAAGATTCAGACTACCAGTTCTATACTCAATAGCACCGTCGCCTCTCTGCTCATTCATGATCGCCTTATGGGCGACACCTTTTAACCTACCTGATACAACAGCCCAAGCAACAGCTTGATGTTGCTCATTAGTAAATGCTAACCATCCAAGATAATCTAGTTTTTGTTGAACGACATAACCCTTATCGAGGATTACCGAAGTGTAATCTGATTGAGCACCAGATTGTGTTCTGGTTCTTCTATCAACATCGATAACTCTAGCAAACTCTTTATGCTTGATAACTCTTCTGACAACATTGCCAGAAGCATATACGTCATCACCAGGAGTATTAAATGGTTCATTAGTAGTAATACCACTATCAGGAGTTTCAATAACAATTGTTTTTCCAGCGGCATCTTCAACAGTCTCATTGATTTTACCAATGATGAATGTTCCCTTACCAGTAGAAGCAGCGGTAGGAGTACCGACAAATACAAGGTCACCAGCAACAAACTTACCAGATCCAACACCTAAAGTTCCAACAGGAATCTGAATGTTGTTAGAAGATCCAGTAACAGTACCATCAACAGTAGTGGAAGGACCACCCTCAGCAACGATCTGAGGATCGAACCAGTATCCATAAGCATATGTGAACTCTCCATTATCATATGAGGTTGCGATACTAGCATCATCAGTAATGTTAGAGCTAGCAGTGCCTGCTTCAGCATATTCAACTTCAATTCTACCGAACTGAGTACCAATATGAGTTGTTCCGGAACAGGTATCAACCTCAAATGTTGTTACCTCGCGTCCATTGGTGAGAGTTAATTTCTCATTTCTGTTAGCAGTAAATGCGACGGTAGCAGTAGAAGCACCAGCCAACGGGATGCTGATATGAATTATGTTATTAACAACATCAACTGCCTCAACAATCGTGTCAGAAATAACTTCAATTATAGATTCATTGGTAGTAACTTTTAGAACATCACCAGGAAGAATATCAGAAATAGTATCATCGGTGCTTGTAACAACTACATTAGTTAGAATTTTAGTTCTAGATACAGCAGTTGCTGAGAAGGCAACCTGTTTAATTGTTCCACAACCACCATCAAGTTTAATTGTATTGTTGATAGTAAGATTACCAGCNATATTGGTGTCACCAGTAACAGAGTTAACAACAAATACATCGCCACCAACATCGCTNCAGTCTTCACCATTGTTGATTCTAAACTTCTGAACCTCTTCAGAAAGTGGCGTTTGAACCTTAACATATTCAAATGTTCCAGTAGAATCATCTCTACTTGCGAT